CTATTTGCTGGTCAGTGTCAAACATGTTTAGGTATCGACCCTGAGTTAGTTCAAATACGTGGCTACAGTGACCGTGCACCATCCTTTCTTAAGTTCAAGGCTGGCAAATATAGTAAAGCATTATACAAAGACCCTTTGTTTCTTGGTGTAGAAATTGAGTTCGAATCTACTAACACCAATCTAGATGACGACCTTATATTTACTGCCAAGACTTTAGGTAATCATTGCATCTTTAAACGTGACGGTTCTATTCGTAATGGCTTTGAGATTGTATCTACAGCTGCTACATTAGATATTCACAAAGACGAATGGAAAGCATTCTTTGCTGGTGTCAGGGACAATACTAACTTACATGAACATGACACAGTTGGTATGCATGTCCACGTTAGTCGTAGTCCATTATCTGTTCTAACTGTAGGTAAGATGACAGAGTTTATGAACAACCCTGACAACAAATCCTATCTAGAAAAAGTTGCTGGTCGTTGGTCAGATAGATTTGCTGGTCAACAAACTCGCTCAATTACGTTTGCATTCCGCAATGAAGGGGGTGGTGAACGTTACAATGCTTTAAACTTACGCAACAAAGAAACTGTTGAGTTTCGTATCTTTGCATCAACTCGTTCTTATGACGAGTTTATAATGCGGTTAGAATTCTGTGAAGCAGTTACACATTATTGTAGCCCATGTCAATCACGAGCTAAGTCACTCAAGGAAGTTCCTACTTGGTATTGGTTCGCTGACTATGTATTCAGTAATGCAAAAGCTTGGCCTCATCTTTCTAAATTCATTAAAGGACTGTAATATGTGTATCGCTATTTCTAAACCAGCTGGTTCTATTATCAGCAAAGAAACTTTACAACGTTGTTTCACTGCCAACCCTGATGGTGCTGGCTTCATGTATGCTACAGGTAGTAAAGTTAAAATCCGCAAAGGCTTCTTTACCTTTGACGAATTCTATAATGCATACAAACCACACGAACATAAAGCGTGTGCTATTCACTTCCGTATCAAAACACATGGTGCAGTTGAAGTATCTAACTGTCATCCATTCTATGTTACCAGTGAAGTAGGTTTCATTCATAATGGTATCATTAGTAAACACGGTGGTAACGTTAACAAAAGCGATACACGTGACTTCAATGAGAAAGTATTACGACCTATGGTCAAATCATTTGGCACTACTATCATTCACTCGCCACAAATTCAACCATTAGTTGAGTCATACATTGGCTTCAGCAAACTTGTATTTATGGACAAAGATAGTAACATGACTATTTACAATGAAGCATCTGGTAACTACAATGACAATGTGTGGTACTCTAATCACTCGTGGGAAGAACCAAAACCATATACATATACTGGTGCTAGCTCAGGTTATCCAAAAACAACCTACGTGCCCAAAAACTATGGCTATGACCTATATGATGACTACAATGACGAACATGTAGGCAAAGATGCACAGTTTAACAAACCATTTAAACACATCAAAGCTGGTGACGTTGTCAACATTATAACTCATAGCAAATATGGTCTATGTGAAGTAGAAACATTCGATGGTGAATGGGTTAAATATGTTCCTCTTTCTTACTTAGATATTCTAGAAGATGATACTATTCAAGAAGCTACAGTACCTGCTCTACCTCATTACTCTTATCTTAACCGTTATGATTGGGATTAATTATGTATTCTATTGGCGATAAAATTAAGATTACCTCTACATGGGACTGGATGGAATTTCCATTAGAAGAAGCATATGACAATGCTGACGTACTAACTGTATTAGACATTGATGCAGATGATGAGTCTGTTCTTGTTGAAGTAGATTGTTACGACGATGATGGTGATGGATACACTGATACATATTGGGTAAACTTTGGCCATATCACTATGTACAAACCTAAATTTGATTTTAACTTAACAGCCCATGATTTAAAATATGCAAGTGTAATTAGAAAGATTAAAAGAATGGAACAAGTTCGTAAAGGAAAAGGCTATGCATTTTAATATTGGTGATGATGTATATATTAAACAAGGATGGGTGCAAGGCTCCCGTCAATGCACATTTAACTCTGATGAAATGGAACGCTATGTTAATGATGGAAAAATGTATACTATTACAGACAGTTCTAATTTAGATGACGGAACAATCTATCAACTTGATAATCGCTTCTGGTGGTATCCTGAATGCTTTACAGGTGACCAACTTGACACAACCCATCCTAACTGGCTAGTCATTCGCAAAGTAAAAAAATTATCTCAACGCAGAAAGGACCTAGGCTATGCGTTTTAAAGTCTTTCCATATAAACTAGGCTCAGCCTCTGGCAAAGCCCTAGCTAATGCTCTACATGTTAGACGTGTTCGTCCTACATATGATGCTAGACGTCGTGATGTTATTATTAACTGGGGTAACTCTAGACCGTCTGCTATCTTGCATGCGGAGCATGACCTCAATAAACATAGTGCCATTGCATTAGCTTGTAACAAACTTAAAACGTTTAAAACATTAAAAGCTGCAGGGTTTCAACACTTACCTTTATGGTGTACAACTCGTTATGAAGCTGACCAACTATTGTATACAAGTTCTAATGGTGGTGAACGTGAATCTGCAATTTATTGTCGCACAAGCTTGACAGGTCACTCAGGAAGTGGTATCATTATAGCTAAGGGCTCGTATGATTTAGTAGATGCACCGCTATATACTGTAGCTACTAAACACAAGTATGAGTTTCGAGTTCATGTATTTAAAGGGAGTGTTATAGATGTTCAACAGAAAAAGAAACGACTGGACTACCAAGGCCCTAGCACTGGGATACGTAATTTCTCTAATGGCTTTATTTATGCTAGGGCAGATGTTCATATACCAGAGCTTATCAAATCCGCTTCTATTGATGCTGTTAATCATCTGGGACTTGATTTTGGGGCTGTTGATATTGGGTATCGGGAGCGAGATAATCGAGCATTTGTTTTCGAAGTCAACACCGCACCAGGACTAGTAGGAACTACTCTTGAACTATATGCACAGACCTTCACTAACTATCTAGGAGAACTTAATGCGTTGCGTGGCATGTAATAAAAACTTAAACGATTACGAGAGTACCCGTAAACATGCAGAGACAGGTGAGTATATTGATATGTGTAATACTTGCTTCTATGAAATTGCAAATGATGTATTAGTAGTAGAACGTCCTGACTTAGAAAGTGAACCAAGTCCTGATGACTGGGATGAAGATAGAACAGACATTGTTGGTGCTAATGGTAATGACGGTTTACATTATGACTAAGGGGTTCTATGTCTAGTTTAGTTAAGTCTACAAGGTGCCCTCGCTGTGCTAGTAAAGGAGGGGATAAGTCTGGTAACAATCTAGCTATCTACTCTGATGGGCATGAGTGGTGCTATGCTTGTGGCTTTTATAAACCAGCTAACATCGTAGACAAATACATAGACAGAAAAAATACACCTATTAGAACTGACAGGTTCAACCCTAGTAATGTGTTTGATGTACGTGGTATCAAATGGCTTAAACAATATGGTTTATCTAATCAAGAGATACAAGATAACTTCTTCTGGGATGATACAGGCTATTGTGTATTTAATGGTGTGATGTTTCATAACGGTAGAAACTTTAATGGTGTAGGTCCTAAGTATAAGACCAAAGGTTCTATTAAAGGCAATGAAGTTATATTTAGGAGCTCGTCAGAGCGACTACTATCATCATGTGTTATTGTAGAAGATGCTATCAGTGCTATAAAAGTTTCACGTGTATGCGACGCTGTCGCTATTCACAATGCTGTAATACCCCTAGAACTTCTAATAAAGCTATCTAGACTCTACAAAAATCTTTTTATATGGCTTGATAAGGATAAAAGCAAAGAGATGCTTGGAGAAGCTAATAAAGCAAGCCCATACTTTGACTCTGTTAGAGTGGTGTTTAGTGACCTAGACCCTAAATGCTATAATGAAGTTGACATAAAGGAAAAACTATGCTAGAATTTATATTATTATATTATTTATTAGATAGAAATATATATAATAAATATTATAAGTATACTAATATAACTAATATTACTCTTACTAAGTTATATGATTGTATAAAAGTATTAATGGATTCATATGACGAAACAAAGTTTACTCCACAAGATTTAGAAATATGTTTGTTTACACAATATCCGTTCTTAAAAGGTTCCGAGAAGGAACAGTATAAAGTTATCTTCGAACGATTCAGTAATGTGTCTGTAGAAGGTAAGGATGTAGAACCTCTATTACGTAAACAACGTGAGATGGCTCAAGCACGTAAACTAGCAGAACTTGCTTTAGAAGTATCTGAAGGTCGTAAAGACTTCTCTGAGGTCATGGACCATGTTAGTGATATTGACTTCGAACAACCTATTGAGGAAGAGATAGACTTTGTATCTGATGACCTTGAAGAGTTATATAAAGAACAAATTGCTACTCCTGGCTTACGCTGGCGTCTCAATTGCCTCAACCGCAGTTTAGGTAGTCTACGACGTGGTGACTTTGGTTTCATCTTTGCTAGACCTGAGACAGGCAAGACTACCTTCCTAGCTTCAGAAGTCACATTCATGGCTACTCAAACAGAAAATCCAATACTGTGGTTTAATAACGAAGAACAGGGACAAAAGGTTATGCTTAGATGTATACAAGCATCGTTAGGTCTTGACCAAACACAACTATACTCTGACTTAACAGGTAACAAACAACGGTTCTGGGAACGTAGTAAACGTAATATAAAACTTATAGACAATGCTTCTATACACAAACATGATGTAGAACGTATCTGTAAGCAGATGAAACCATCTCTCATTATCTTTGACCAGATGGATAAAGTAAAAGGGTTTGACGGAGACCGTAACGACTTAGCACTTGGAGCGTGCTATCAATGGGCTCGTGAGTTAGCTAAGACCTATGCTCCTGTAATTGCTGTCAGCCAAGCCGATGGGCAAGGTGAGGGCGTTAAATGGTTACACATGGGGCACGTAGCTAATGCTAAGACATCTAAACAAGCAGAAGCTGACTGGATTCTAGGTCTTGGTAAAAGTAATGATGACGGTATGAATTACATGCGTTATCTTAACATCAGTAAAAACAAATTACAGGGCGATGCTGATACGCTACCAGCGGAGAGGCATGGACAATTCCAATGTATTATTAGACCAGAGATAGGACGTTATGGTGATACTTAATTATATTTTATGTTATACTAGCAGTTTCTTGTTAGGTTTAGGGTGTGGGTGTTTATTATTTTGGTTAGAGTATAGGAGTAGATATGGTAGCACGGAATGACATTACAGGAGATAAGATTCAGTCAAAGGACAACAGTAAAGCTTACTCTGATAACTATGATAAAATCTTTAGTAAAAATAAATTAAAGTTTACTGAACAAGAGTTAATGAACATGGAAGTTATACAAGATATGATTGACAATCCTAAAAAGAAATATGTAGCACCAGAACCTCTTAACGAATACCCAGACAACTCAAAGGATGCATAATGGATGACGCATTAGAAATTTTAAATGATATACAAGCTATCTTAGATGACTTAGACTCATTTGATTTAGAATTTAGACTACGTAACTATGTAGATTATAAACGACATGAGTTTGAACCTGCTAAAGGAGATTGTGTTGGATGAACTTATCATCGACGTTGAAACAACTATCTTTCAAAAAGGAGACCCGTTCAGTGGTAAAAACACTTTGCAGTATGTGGGAGTTCTTGATTCAAGAAATGCTACCAGCCTTTATGATATTGAATATAATGGGAGTCCTTATCGTAATAAACTTACTAGCTTGGATGTGGCTTGTAAAAACGTTCTTCTTGTAGGGTTTAACATTAAGTTTGACTTACACTGGCTACGTCGTTATGGTATTGACTTTAGCTCTTGTAAAGTATGGGACTGTCAGCTTGTACACTTTATACTAACCAACCAACAGTTTCCATACCCTAGCCTCAATGCAGTTGCTATGCACTATGGTCTAGAACAAAAGCTAGACGTTGTAGCTACAGAGTATTGGGATAACGGTATAGATACTCCTGACGTACCACAAGATGTGTTAGAAGCATATTTAGAACAAGACTTGCGTCTTACACAACAAGTATATCATAAGCAGAAGGAAGCTGTTGCTGCAGCTCCTGCTGCCCTACAAAACCTTATAGCGTTACACAACATGGACCTTATGGTTCTAGAGGAGATAGAAGCTAATGGAATTAAGTTTGATGAAAGCGAGTGTCTTGTCCTTGCTATGGAACTTGAAAGTCAAATCAAAACAATTGATGAAGACCTCCTTAATTATGTTAATATTGACGGTTTCAACTTTAATTCTGGGGACCACTTATCTAGTCTGTTGTATGGGGGAGTTCTTAATTTCCCTAGGAAAGAAGTTATCGGAGTATACAAAGGCGGTGCTAGAAAAGGTGAGGAAAAACTAGGTTGGATAGACTACTATCATACATTCCCTCAACTTGTACAGCCACTAAAAGGTAGTGAGTTAAAGAAAGAAGGCTTCTATGCTACTAATGAACAAACACTTAAATCTCTTAAACCTAGTAAAAGTGCTAAACACCTTATAGAAATGCTACTAGAACGTGCTGAATTGGAAAAACGTAGGGGTACATACTACCAAGGTTTACCAAACCTACGTGAAGAACATGACTGGGAAGTAAATACATTACATGGTCAACTAAACCAATGTGTAGCAAGAACAGGTAGACTATCTAGTTCACGTCCTAATATGCAAAACTTTGACGGGCAAATTAAAAACTTATTCTATACGAGGTACTATGATGGGTTACTATAAAAACTTAGATATTGAAAGGCAAGAAAATGCTGATACAAGGCGATGCAAATGCACTGGAGTGGAGGGCAGCAGCCTTCCTAAGCCAGGACATGACAGCACACAAGGAGATTTGGGCAGAAGTAGACCAACATACGGACAATCAACTTCGCTTAGGTTTGCCTTCACGTTTAATAGCAAAAACTTTTGTGTTCCGTCTGATTTATGGGGGCTCCGCTTACTCGTATGCCAACGACCCAGACTTTGTATCCGTGAGCCGTTCTGAAAAGTATTGGCAAAACATCATTGACCAGTTCTATGAAAAGTATAGTGGTTTACGTAAATGGCATACAAATCTAATGCAAGAAGCTACTACAAAAAGCTGTATAACGTTACCAACAGGAAGAGTATACTATTATGAGCCAAAACAACAACGAGGAGAAATGGTATGGCCTAGAACAACTATTCTTAATTACCCAGTGCAAGGCTTGGGAGCAGACATCATGGCTATTGCCAGGGTTGTATTGCATAATCGTCTAAAGAAATTAAATATACCAGAAGTAAAACTTGTTAACACTGTACACGATTCTATTATTCTAGATGCTCCTGATGAGCATACAGATATGCTATCAAATCTTATTCTAGATGTATTTGAAGCAGTACCTAAGAACTTTGAAAAACTATTCGGAGTACCATTTAACCTACCTATGAAAGCCGAAGTGGAGTTCGGTAAAGATTGGAAAAATATGCAGAAATATGTTGCAACACCTTAATATTAATGGTATAATATATATACACACTGAGAAAGGAAACACATGATTATTACTATTGTAAACGTATCATCTCCAGAATCAAAAGGTACATGGCAGTCTTTAGAAGTTATTTATAAAGACGAGATGGGTCGTACAAACAACCGCAACATTGTATCGTTTGGTAAAACTGCTAAAACCTTTGTAGACATTCAAGAGTATGCTAATGGTGACGTTGTAGAAGTTACAACAGAACAAACTACAGGTAAAGATGGTAAACCATACAACAACTGGATTGCTGTAGGTGCAGTTGGTACAGTACCTAAATCTTCAGCACCAGCTGCTAAGAGTTCTCCTACAGCGACAGCAGCTCCTAAAGCTGCGGGAGGTGGTGGTAACTGGGAAACACCTGAAGAACGTGCTAAGCGTCAAGTGTTTATTATTCGTCAGTCTTCTTTGTCTACTGCTGTTGCTACTCTAGCTATTGGTGGTAAACCTACACCTACAGGTAAAGCTGTTATTGCTTTAGCTAAAGAGTACGAAGCATATGTATTTGGTTTAGATACTGACGTAGCAAACTTTGATGACTTTGACGACGACATTCCACTATAATGTTAGCCTTACTTGATGGAGATATATTCTGTTATCGAGTAGGGTTCTCTACTGAAGAAGAAGAAGTTGGTATAGCTAAGTGGCGTGTAGATGAGATGATACAAGATTGTCTAAACGTCACAGAAGCTACATCACATAAAGTCTACTTAACAGGTAAAGATAACTTTCGATATACTATTAATAAAACATATAAAGCTAATAGGTCTGACAAACCTAAACCAAAACATCTACAAGATTTACGTAACCATCTAGTATCTAAGTGGTCTGCAGAAATTGTAAATGGTATGGAAGCTGATGACGCTATGGCAATCAATCAAACAGACAGTTCTATAATCTGTACAATTGATAAAGACTTATTACAAGTGCCTGGTAAACATTATAACTTTGTAAAGAAAGAGTTTCAAACTATTACTCCTTGGCAAGGTTTAGTTAAGTTTTATACTCAGTTTCTTGTTGGTGATAAAGCTGATAACATTATAGGTATAGATGGTATTGGTCCTGTAAAGGCTGAGTCTTACCTTAAAGGTTGTAAGTTTGAGTTTGAGTTGTTTGATAGAGTTAAGAAGATGTATAACGACGACGAACGTATGCTTATGAATGGTAGATGTTTGTACATGAAACGTACACTAGAAGACGATTGGATTGACCACTACAATGAACTCAAAAAAGAACTGGACGGAAGGAAGGCTTCGTAGTTTTATTACATCTACTATACGAGGGGGGTTCCGAAGGTACCCTCCTAAGTATGAGGTGTTAAAAGAAGCTTTCTGGGGTAAAAAGGTAAACAGTAAGACAGGTAGGATGAGTGCTCACTATACATGTAACTTATGTAAACATGAGTTTCCTACCAAGGAAGTGCAGGTAGACCACATAGAACCTGTAGTAGACCCTAAGATAGGTTTTGTATCTTGGGATAGCTTTATAGCTAGACTCTTCTGTGATAAAGAGAATCTACAAGTATTATGTAAACCATGTCATTTAACTAAAACAGCTAATGAAAAGAAAGAGAGAAAGAATGCGTCTACACAATATTAAGATTGATGAAGGTGGTACACACGACTTTGATATTAGTATGACTTCAGATGAGGTACAATTTTTAGTTAACCTTGCTTTAGACTATCTAATTGATAAAGAATATATTGAACTTAACAAGACACAATCAGAGTATGACATTGACTTACTCAACAGTCTAGATAAAGAGGACATGTTTAAAGCATGAAAATACTTTTATTAGATATTGAAACAGCACCTAACCTAGCTCACGTATGGGGTTTGTGGCAACAGAACGTTGCTATCAATCAAATCATGGAGAGTGGTTATACATTATGTTGGGCTGCTAAATGGTTAGGAGAGGAGAAAGTTTACTTCTCTTCTAAACAAGACCACACCGATATAGAAATGCTTGCTGGTATACATGAATTATTAGAACAAGCTGATGCTGTTATATCTTATAATGGTGTTAAGTTTGATATCCCTACTCTCAACAGAGAGTTTGTTGTACACAACTTTGCACCACCTAGTCCTTATAGACAAATAGATTTACTACAAGTTGTTAAGAAACAGTTTCGCTTTCCATCTAACAAGCTAGACTATGTAACACAAGCTCTAGGTGTTGGTAAGAAAGTAAAACACATTGGACATGAGTTGTGGGTTAAGTGTATACAAAAGGATGAAGAAGCCTGGGCTATGATGAAAGAGTATAATGTTAATGACGTAGTCATTCTAGAACAAGTATACAATAGACTCTTGCCTTGGATTAAGAACCATGTAAACGCTGGTCTCTATCAAGACAATAAAGAAGTATGTCCTAATTGTGGTGGTACACATTTACAGAAACGTGGTTTCTCTTACACACATACTAACAAGTATCAACGTATGCGTTGTAATGGTTGTGGTAATTGGTTCCGTTCAACTAAAGCAGAGTCTACACCAGGCCGCAGATATGTGAACATAGCATGATGGATTTTATTATAATAGTATTATTATTATGTTTTCTGGCGGAGAGGGTGTAGTTCATGGCATTAACACTTGAAGAACTTAAAGAAAGGATGGCAGAACGTATGGATGAACAATCTATTTTAGAAATATTAGCTATTGACTCTTATCAATTAGTAGAAGCTTTTTCAGATACTATTGAAGAGATGTACGATAAAATTTCACCACAAATGGAGGATGACTTCTTTGATTAATCTGGACTTTATAAAATTAAATGCGTTACCTATTGTTGCAGTCGCTGCTTTTGCTGGTGGTTTATATGTTAGTCATCTATACCATACAGCTATAGAAGTTCAACAAACTAAGGTGTTGTTACAACAAGTAGAGAAACAAAAAGAAATAGACAGTAATACTATTGTAACACTACAAACTAACTTAGACTCTTTACAAAAGAGCTACATTACTCTAGGAGAAAAGATTCGTGAAACAAAACTTACTACTACTCCTTGTACCGTTACTACTGATGGTATCAAGTTGTGGAATGAATCAAACATCTTTAAGGCAAGTTTGCCCACAGATACCAAAACCGTTATTGAAACCTCCAATGCCTCCAGTGGAATTAACATTGAAGAACTCTTCCAAAACAAATTAGCTAATGATGTTATTTGTAATGGTATGAGAGCACAACTAGAATCAATTATTAAATGGAATGAAGACACTTATGGCAACTGAGTTAAAAGATTATAATCGTTATATCCATGCAAGCCGTTATGCTCGCTGGATTGAAGATGAAAACCGTAGAGAAACCTGGGAAGAAACTGTAGACCGTTACATCTCTTTTTGGGTAGAACGTTTTGGTGATGTATACCCAGCAGAAGATGTACGTAAGGCTATTCTTAATATGGATGTTATGCCTTCTATGCGTACACTAATGACAGCTGGTAAAGCTTTATCTAAAGATGAATTAGCAGGTTATAACTGTTCATACATTGCTATTGATAATCCTAGAGCTTTTGATGAAATCTTATATGTACTTATGGTAGGTACAGGTGTAGGGTTTTCTGTGGAGCGTCAGTTCATTACTAAACTACCTACCATTGCAGAGGAGTTCCATGACACCGAAACAACAATTACAGTTAAAGATTCAAGAATTGGATGGGCAGCAGCTTACCGAGAACTTATATCTCTCCTCTATAGCGGAGTGGTTCCAAAGTACGACGTCAGCAAGTTACGACCAGCGGGTGCTAGGCTCAAAACTTTTGGTGGACGTAGCTCAGGCCCACAGCCGCTTGTCGACTTATTTGAGTTCACTATTAATAAATTTAGAAACGCAGCAGGACGTAAACTAAACAGTTTGGAGGTCCATGATGTTGTTTGTAAAGTTGCTGATATTGTTGTGGTTGGTGGTGTGCGACGTTCTGCTCTTATTTCTCTTAGCAATCTTACTGATGAGCGTTTACGTATTGCTAAATCGGGAGCATGGTGGGAACAAGACGGACAACGAGGGTTAGCTAATAACTCAGTAGCATACACAGAGAAACCTGATATGGGTATCTTTATGAAAGAATGGGAAGCACTATATGAATCTAAGTCAGGAGAACGTGGAGTCTTTAACCGAGTATCAGCTACAAACAAAGCAGCTAGTACAGGACGTAGAGACACAGTTGGATTTGACTATGGAACAAATCCATGTGGTGAAATCATTCTTAGGTCTGCAGGACTATGTAACTTGTCAGAGGTTATTGTGCGAGCTAACGATACCGTTGATACACTTAAGGACAAAGTTAGAGTTGCTACAATCATTGGAACATTCCAGTCTACGCTTACTAACTTCAGGTATGTTAGACCTGTATGGAAAAACAATGCTGAGGAGGAACGACTTCTAGGTGTATCACTAACTGGTATTATGGATAATAAATATCTATCAGACCATTCTAATAAAGAGTTATCAAGTTCATTAGAGGAGCTAAAACATTATGCAGTTGTCACTAATAAAAAGTGGGCTGACAAACTTGGGATTAACCCTTCTGTGGCTATTACTACTATTAAACCAAGTGGCACAGTCTCCCAGTTGGTGGATAGCAGTAGTGGGATTCATCCTAGGTACAGTCAGTACTATATTAGAACTGTACGAGCAGATGCAAAAGACCCGCTTGCAGCCTTCCTCGAAAGTCAGGGAGTACCTTGCGAACCAGATGTTACTAAACCAGATAGCGTTAGAGTCTTTAGCTTCCCGCAACAAGCACCGCAAGGGGCGGTCTTAAGAGAGGATATGACAGCGATAGACCAGTTAGAACATTACCTATTGTTTAATAAACATTGGGCTGAACATAACTGTTCTATTACTGTATATGTAAGAGAGCATGAGTGGTTAGAAGTTGGTGCTTGGGTGTATAAGAACTTTAATGAAATTGGTGGTGTAAGTTTCTTACCATACTCAGACCATAGCTATCGTCAAGCTCCTTATCAACCCTGTAGTAAAGAAGTATATGATGAGGCAGTATCTAAGTTCCCAGAAATTAACTGGGGTAATTTTTTAGAAACAGAGGACACCTTAACAAGTTATAAAGAATTAGCTTGCGTTTCTGGTGTATGTGAGGTATAATGTATATATCATTAAGTTTTATTACAGGTATGGCAGTTGGTGTAGAGTGGGTTGAGTTAGATAAAGATTCTTATATCGTATTTGACCTACTTATTTTTAGAGTAGCATTTTCATTTAACTAGATAGGAGATAGTATTATGGCAAATTTTACACAAGCAGTAATTCGTAAATTAGAAAATGGTTACGTAGCATCTATTACAAAACTAGATGTAGGTGAACGAGGTCTTCAACCAGTAGAATCTCATCACATTGCTAACAACGAAGCTGAAGTATTAAAATTATTAGAACTTGGACATGAAACGTCTTCTGTAATCGCTTCATAACGCATTATAATAGAGTAGCCTAAGCTACCATATCAAAAGAGCCCTGTAATTGCTTACAGAGCTCTATAGATACCTCTATGAGGATTTGTACTCATTCTAGCTAATTTACGGGTGGCCAGCCAGCCTTTTCTCCTTAGATTAGTTAGAGTGGGTCTTTTTTTTTACTTATTCATAACGTACATTGTTACTTCAAAGCCAAAACGCATTTCAGTAGCAGCTGGTTTAGTCCACATGATGTATCTCCTATAGCTCAGTACAATATTATACTGTACATATATTATAACACAATGTAACTAAATTGTAATCAGTATAATCATTAAAATAGTAGGTGCAAATTCGATAGCTATTACATGTAACGCAGAAAGCCGAAAAACTCGTTACTTGCTATATCCTCTGTTGTCGGCTTAACCACCTACAAAGTTTTACCTGTTAGAAAGTATTCCCTTTCATTCTGTCTACGTCTAAACAAACCTTCACTTCTTTTACCACCTGCATTACACCATTTTAGAAACTCGTTAGATGCTTCACCATACAGTTGCTCATTAAGTTTTCTTAATAGAGTAGATGTAGCAAAAGCATGAGCTCCTACGTTGTATGTAAAAGATACAAGAGCATCAAATTGGTTTTGTGATAATGCTACCTCTACTGCAGAGTTAATAGCTGTAACAGCCCACTGTACATCTTTCTTTAACAGAGCAGTAGCTTCCATAGAACCTATAGTACCAAACACTTCACCTTGTACAATCTTATGTCCAAACCCTATAGTAGCAAAACCTGCTATGTCTTTATAAGGTACTGCACTGTACCCTTCAAACTTCTTTATAAGTTCTAAACCTTCTTTAGATATATTCATTATGTAGCCTGTGTTTGTGCTGTTAAAATACCATTAGTAAATGTCATACTACCTTGTGTACCACCTGTAGTAAGAGCAGCAGTTGTAATAGTAACAGATATACCTGTAGATAAATTTTGTACTGTAGCATATTCATTAACAGTAAGATGATATCTATTTAGACTATCTCCACCTTGAATGTTATTAAGAGTGTTATGGTCTCTGGTTACTATGTTATCTATATTACTGTTAGAGAAGTCTAAACTATTAAAACTAATACCAGAACCATTGTTTTGAAACTTAGAGTACAAAGCAAAGAACCATTCTCTCCACTCAAATGTATTGCCTACAGGTGTCTGTGGTATTGGTGGTAATGTTAATGCCATTAATCTTCCTCACTATACTTAAAGTCTGTAGCATAACCTAGCTTGTGTAGCTTAGGTAATTCTTTTTCTAAACGTTCACCAATGTCATCACGTACAATAATGGAGTTAGGTATCTCAATAGAGTCCATTACCTTGTACGCTTTCTTTGCAGCTTCCTTAACATTAGTTGCGGTTCCAGTAGTAACAAGAACGTAATCGCCAGCAGTAACGTACATCTCTCTTTCAACAATAGCACCATCTTCAAATATAGGGGCCTTCCCTAGTTTAACTTCACACAAGTGTACATCATCGGCTACCTTTTCATATCCATATACAGGGAACCCACTAGGGTCTCTACCAGTAGACTTAGTAAAAGGAAAGTCTGGAATAGCAGCAAGTACACCTACCGCATGTTTATAACTAGCACGTAATGTATCTACACCTTCAATAAGGTCTACCATCCACTCTACAGGGTCTCCCACATGTAGACTAGCTTGTATATTAAATAAAGGCCATCCAGGTCTTGTAGTCCATTCTAGGGGACGTGGTTTACCACTACTATCATCAATAATAAAAGCAAGGTCTACATAACCAACATAGTTAATATACGATAGATAGTCTTCTAGTTTACCTAGTGTATCATCAAACAATTTAGATTGTTTAACATACTTAAGCACAGTACCCATCTCACCAGTATTAACTCCGTAGTTAGATGGCATAAGTTTCTTAAACTCAAAGTTTTCACACTTAAGTTTATTAAAACCATGTGGTCCAAACCACCCACCAACAGCTATTTCAATACCACTAGAGAACTCTTGTAGAATAAATGGTTGCTTGTTCTTACCTTTACTCTTCCAACGCTCTAACATAAATATCATGTCAGCAGGGTTTTTAGAAACATAGCTTAGTGCTTTGTCAACGTCTCCAGACGGCTTAGAGACATAACGTACTGGGTGTGCTTTAACATGCTCAATAGCAGAGTTGTAGTCATTAAAACTTGTAGAAGGAATAACATCTAAACCTGCTTTCTCTAAAATATTCATACCAAAACTACGGTCTAGTTCTAAATCAGAACCAGTGTTATTAGCACCAATAATAGGGTACCCTTCTTTATGGTACTTCTCTAACTTGTGCATTTCATATGCATTGTCAGACAATACAATAATATCAGCCCACTTCATGTGCTGTTCCCAGTTAGCTACTCTAGGTATAAAACCCTTACCAATCTCAGAGACGTGTCCACGTACTTCACGTTGCCACTGTTTTACATAATGACCTGCTAACATACACTTCATAGCAAAGTCAGTAAAGGCTCCTGCTGGGTCTATTAAAAGTACGTTCATTTCTTAGCAGCCTCTCGTTGTTCTTTAAATTTCTTCTTTTTAGCTTCTTCACGTTTTATAGCACGTTCTCTTTTAACTTCTCTAGAAGAATGCTGTGCATCTGTTTGACCATAAATAGTAACACCTAATACACCTAATATAGCACGCTTAGCAGCTTCACCTGGAGGAGCATTAAGCATAGCTGACACAGAGAATGGTAATGCTTGTTGTAACACAGCAGCAATACGACCTGCAGATGTATTGTCTTTAATCATAGGAGCATCTGGACTAGGGTAAGCTTTACCAGTAGTAGCAATAACAGCAGCTTTAGGTAAGATAGACATCTTGTTACCAGCTGTTTTAGAGAAGTCACCTATCCACTCATAAAACTCCATAGCATGTTTAGCTAACTGTACAGATGTACCATCACCTAGTTCTACACGAGTCTTATCTTTTTTGTTATCCCAAATAGCATGTCCAGAGAAAGCATAGTTAAGACCATTCAACAAAGTTGTCCATAGAATAGCAGTATGTATAACATAACGTCTAGCTAGGTCTTCCCTAGTTGTAGCATTAATAATACCTTTAACACCGCCTTTAATATCCATACTCTTAGGTAAAGCAGCTGTACCAGAACGAATAGCAGAGATAGTCCAGTCAGGTGCAAACATAAGCATTTGCATTACTTGTCTACCAGGCTTACTATATGCTTTCATAGCAATGCTACGTAAAAAGTTGTTGTTAACTTGGTCTGCAATACGTAACCAGTTCTGTCCACCTAAAGAGTCATTAACATGCTTAGCTACTTCTTTAGCTATCTGTTCATCAGGTAAGTGTGGATTCTTAGCTTTAATGTTATGAAATAATTGATGTGATATAAGAAGCTTACCACCTGTATGAGCATAATCCCAAGTAATTTGATTCATACGATGTAGAGTATTTCTATCTACAAAGTCAGCACCTTTTTCTGCTATAGTTGTACCTAAAACTTTATCAGTCACTTGTCCTATTTTAGTAAGCATACCTGCGGCTACATGAGGGTCTTCAGATGTTACCTCTAACCCTTGTTTCATAAGCATTTCAGTTAACTTAGCATGAGGACCACCCATACCCATAAAATCTTTATAAGCTTGTACAACACCAGGAGTACCAGGCATCATTGACTGCATAGTCTCTTTAGGAGCCATTAAGAACCTAGCCATAGTAAGGTTGTTTGCATGGAACAAACTACCTACAGTGTTTATCATCTTAACTTTATTAGTTAGGTTAGCTAAAGCACTTACAATCATACCAGGGTCTTTTTGTCTCCACATATGCTCTAATAATGGAACATATTCAGGATGTACAAAATACCCTTTCAAAGGGCTAGACTCTTCAGAAGTAAATGGTTGGTACTTCTCTTGTTGTACCATTAAAGGGTCTTTAGATAGAATAGGTTTACCTTCTAAATTTAAATTTTCTAGATGGTCTATAAGCTGTTTTTCCATAACAGCCTTACCCATAGCTTTCATATAAGCAGCATAGATTTTACCATAATCACGCTCTACTTTAATACCACGTAAAGGTAGGTTAGTATCTTTCATACCTTTTCTACGAAGCTCATCCTTAACTACAGCTTCTAAGTCTCGTATAGTTCTATATTTACGATGTTGAGTATAGTCTCTAACAAGTTTTTTACCAGTAGTAGACTCACCTTCTAAAGCAGCTTGTAAGGCTATCTTCTCTTCTTTAGTACCTTCAAACTTAGACCAGTCAATAACGTGAGGAATATAGTTTTTTATTAAACGTTCCATAAGACCAAGTTCTACAGCCCTATTACCAACCTCTTCTATATGGGCATCCATTTCTTTTTTAACTTCAATGGCCACTTCTTCAGAACCTACATGCTCACCCTCTTTAGCACCAAGAGAACGTCTATGTTCTATAGCAGCCTCTAAACCCTTTAGTTTTTCTTCTAAGTGACCATACTGACCACCAGGATGGCTTGCAGCATCTGGATTTTTCTTTAGATAGTTAGCCCAAAATTTTTCAGTATTAGGCTTTAATTCTCTAGCAGCACCTCGTGTAACTTTACCACCAGATAAAGCCCAAGTATAAATGTCTGTAACATCTTTCATACTTTGTAGAGTTCTAAGTTTGTCTTCATCACCAAGTAACAAGTCACCTTGTTTACCAGTTAAAGGTACTTCAGTAGACACAGTCATTTGTTTACGAAGCTTCTCATCAGGAACAGCTTCATTAAGTTTTTCTACAGTTGTATCTACAATGTGGTCATTAGCACGAATAGCATCTAGAGTATCAGCAGTAGCTTCTGTAGCGCCCTTACCTTTGTGTACAGATTCTAGACCTTGAGATGTAACAGGATTAGTTTCAGACTCTACCTTACGTACTGTAGTAAGAGCATCTGCTATTTTTTTATTCATAGACTCAGGGAATACCATGCGAGTAAGCTTAGTAGGTTTACCACCAAGTACAGGCATAGCAGCTGCAGATATAAGAATCTTAACAGGGTCTATCTTCTCATCAAAAGCAGCTTCTTTAGCAGTTTCTAAACCACCACCTACAGTAGCTAGAGCAGCTGCCTTCTTAATAGAGCCAGGTTTAGACAAACCACCTGCAAGAGGGAATGAGGCTAGTTCACCACCAAAAGAAGCATAAGGATGCTCTTTTTCTGTCTTAGCTAAATATTTTTTAGTTTTTTCAGGTAGCAAGGCCTGTGTAAGTTTTTCAGTGCCATAACCAGCACCAATACCAGCAAGAGCAGTTCCTATAATTTGTACAGGAATAGATACACCACCAGTAGCTACAGCTAAACCAGTTTCAACTGCAGCCATAGTACCTACAGCAGCTACAGAAGAAGGAATGGACTCAAGCATATGAGCACCAAAAGCTTCTAAAGCAGATGTAGTTTCTTTAGGTTTAGGAGTTGCAGTTTTAGCTTCAGGAGGAGCCCAAGCACCAGCTGCTTCTGGAGGTATCCAAGTCTTCTGTGTACTTTGTACTTCTGGAGGAGTCCACTCAGCCATTATTTACTACCTTTAGTATGTTCTACCCCATTCCAGATATATTTTGCACCATTAGCTAGTTTATCATATTCAGCTTTAGAAGTAATTGTTACTGCCTTACCTGCAGGTTTTGCAGCAGGTTTAGCTTCTTCTTTTTTATCAGTACCATAAGTGGCATCTCGTAAGTCTTGGCTATAAGTTTGTAGTTCATTCTTAGCATTATCTAGTTCTGTTTGATTAGCCTCTAGTTTACGTTGTATAACAGCCTTAGCTGCTGCTACATCTTCTTCAGGAGCTAAACTCTTATCTAGTTTAGACATTTGAGATTCTAAATTTTTATTTTCAGACTCTAGAGTATTAACATAGCGTTGTTGTGCACCTACAACTTTATTAACATCACCAATGTGTTTTTCTTTATCAGCTGCAGTTTGTTTACTTCTTTGGAAGTCTAAACTAGCACTCTTATAAGTACGAGCATCAGCTAAAGCACGGTTACGTGTAGCTAAAGTATTATTATGATAACGTTCTGTTTCTTTTAAGGTATCTTCTTTAATTTTCATACCTTGTGCTTTTAACTGCATGTCTGTAGTTTGTTTAACTGTACGACCTGTATTAATCATAGCATTAGCAACAGCTTCTCTTTGATTACGAGGTACAGACATTAGCTTAGTAGCTTTTTCATTATCTTGAGTAGATACTTCTTTTAAAAGATTATACCAGTTTTCATCAGTAGGAGCAGTTAAATAACCTTGAGCCATTTGTCCATAAAACTCAGCTTGTTTACCTTTTAAAATTAAACCATCTGTTTGGCTCTTCATAGCCTTATTACTTAAGCTATCTAATTCAGCTCTAAACTTTAAAGCCATTTCTGGATTATTGTTCTTAGCAGAGTTAAGCATAAGAGCTTGTAACTGTTTAGCTTGTTGTTGATAAGTTTGAGCTTGCTGTTGATTAGCAGCCATTTCATTTTTAAAGTTAACAGCTCTCTCACGGTCTTCACCTGTAGTTTCAGATACAGGGTCATAACCACCAGGACCAGCCTCTTCTTTACGAGGTGTTAATTGTTCTTGAGGTTGCATAGATTTAGCTAGAATATCAGCTACACCTTTAGACTCTTGTTGTCTATCAGCATAAGCTTTCTTTTCAGCTTCTAATTCAAACTTACCACGTTCAGCTTGTGTAACAGATTTCTGTCTTTCAGCTTCTTCACCAACAAAATCTACAAATTCAGTAGCCATATATTATCCCCAGTAACTTTTCATTAAATCTTGTATACCACCAATACCAGCTACAAGAGAACGTTCTGCATTAGCAGTACTAGCTGCTTGTAATTTTTGTTGTGCAGCATTAGCGTCTTGTCCTACAGATGGATTTTGCGTAGCACCAGATAGTTGAGCTAATCTACTATATTGATTCTGAAACTGGGTATTAAAATAATCACCAGAAGTAAGAGCCATATTATAGTTACCCATACCAGACATACTTTGTCCTGTTTGAGCAAGTTGTCTTTGTGTACCAGTAAGTGCCTGGTTAAGGCCTTGTTGATAACCAGCTCCAGAAGTAATAGAACTAGGATTAGCTACAAGTTGATTTAACTGTGCTGCATTAGCTGCTCTGTACTGAGCATAAGGGTCAGCACTGCTTTGAGCTTGACCTGGAGTTTGTGTATTAAAGCCTTGATAGGCATTATATAAATTACTACCTACTTTAGCAATGTTACCTAATGTCTTAGCACCACTCATAATACTACTCATAGAGCCAGCACCCTGCTGAACTACTTGACCAGCAACATCTACAGCTGAACCTAAAACATTACCAGAAGCATCATAAGCCATACCACCTAATAACTCTACAGAACCATCAGCCACAGATGCTGCATCAATAGCCATACCACTAGCATCATAAACAACTGAAGGAGCTGCATCACTAAATAAGCTACCTGCCCCACCTACACCACTTGCACCAACAGCACTACCAATAGCACCTAAAACATTACCCTGAGCTAAAGAGTCTATAGCATTAAAAGCCATAGCTGGCATTTGCCAAGGACCTGGAATAAAAGATGCTACTTTTGCAATAGGTTCTATAATATCTACTGCTGTATCAAAAACATCTCCTACAGCAGAAAAAACAGAATCAAAAAAGTTTAATTGGCAAAAGCCAACAAACCATAGTGGGTTTAAATATTTTAACATAAGTTAGCCTTTAGTTCTAGAATAAGTTTTCTAAGGTGCTCTGGATTCATTTTTATTTTATCTTGTGCTGAATTAACTTGCATTAGTTTAAGTTCATTATGACGTTCTTCATCAAACTCTTTTTGTAAAAGAAACTCATATATAGGTTTAGGGTTATTAAATATGTCTTCCCAATGTACATGCATACCTTTAATAGCATTAAGCATTTCTGTATATTTAGGATTACATAAAGATTCGTCTTGAGAAGACTTTACAATGTCTTCATAAGGTCTATGTAGTATAACCTTACGAGCAGGATGTTTGTTAACCCACTCTGGAAATCTATATAACCCTGTACAAGATACACCTACAACTCTTTTACTTTGTATAGCATCTAACTCATTGTAATGCTTAGTCCACATAGGTTCATGTAAACATAAAGTTGTATCTGTAGTAAGCCAGTTGGCTGTCCAAGTAGTTCCTGACCTGGGTGCAGCTAAAACCATAAACTCAACCATCTTGACCTAACTGCCCATTAACAAGTACTTGAGCTGATTCTAAACGTAAAGGATAAGACCCAGTATATAAAAACTCATAAGCTCTACGTTTAAAGCTACCAAGGTTATACAAAGCAGGTTTATCTAAAGCAAGATTTAAATCTCTATAATTAGACCAAGTATTATAATCATCATCAGAATGTCTAAGACTAATAACATCATTAATAACATCACCTAAAATAGTTATTTGACTATTAGTCTTTCTTTCAAATGTATCTAAGTTAGATGATTGTGTAACTATACGCATTGTAATAGGACCAAAAGGGTCCACGTAGTAATTAGGGCTAAGAGTAAACATTAGACCATTAACAGCATCTAATACATAATAATTATTACTATTAACAGGGAATGGTGTTACAAAAGAACACTCAAAGTAGTTTTCACCACCACCAATGTATTGTTTATTGGTTGTCCACAAGTGCCATTCTTTTTCATTCAAGTCATATACAAGTGTAACATTTTGGTCTGTTAACACTAAACCATAAAATGTATGTCCTGATATTTTATATACCCAAGAGTACACACCAGACAAGTCACTAGCATTAAGGAATGTTTCTACAGGTTTAGTACTAATGTTATGTGCTTTAAGCCCATCTAACATTGCTACACCTCTACCACCTTCTTTAGTAGAAGACATCCAAATAACAGTTTCTTCTAACTGTTGTATACTATCTCCTGTAGCACAACCAAGCTCAATACGAGCTGCTACGTTAGTAAGAAGAATAGAACCTACTGGGTTAGCATTATCATATAAGAACTCAGTAGTCCATTGTTTAAATGCTACAAGGTAGTTATAGTGTTTAGCAATACCAACACCTTGGTCTGGTTCACCTAAAACAGTTATAAAGTTAATAGCACCCCAAGAAGTTGGGTCTTCTAAATCACTTTGCCAAACAGTAGCTGTGCTATCCATAGCAAATACATATCCATCTAAATACACCAAACCACTTATAGGGTTTGCTGGAAATGCATTCAAAGCTGCATTAGCTACAGCAGGAGTGCCTACAGAGGCAGTTATAGTTGTACTAGCTACTGTTTGTGATATAGTAACTTGATAGGTACCTTGTTGCCCTGCTGTTCTAAAATTATATGTACCAGAACCTTGTGCAGTAAAGTTATTAGTTAATGTAATAATACCACCTGATATAGATGATACAAATGTATTAACAGGGAGACCTGTTCCACTTACAAACTGTCCAGGTAAAATACCAGTAAGAGATGTTACATTCATTTGGTTGGTGTTAATAGCACCACCAGCTGAAATTGTTGTAGTAGCTGCAGCTGTATTAGTAGCGGTAAGTTGTCCTACAATTTGAGTATTAGTTGTAACACCTGTACCAGTAATACCTTGTCCTGCTCTAATAACACCAGATGTAACTGCTGTAACTGTTAAAGTTGTAGTAGCTATACTTCCTGTAACAACAGCATTAGTACTACTAAAGTTTACAGTAAGGGTACCAGAATAACCTGTACCTCTATTAGTTAATGTTAAATTAGTAATAGAACCGTATTGACCTACAAAGGTACCACTAGCCCCAGCTCCACCTCCAGAACCTGATATAGTAAATGTACCTGAGTCAGAGTAACCACCACCACCTTGTACTAAACTAACAGCACCAATCATTTTACTAATTAAAGCATTATTACCAGCAGCATCCAAATAATAGCCATTAACCTTATCATGTACTACCATATAAGGATGTGGACTACTTGTAGCTTCTGTATTAACCCAACTAACAGTATTAGTAGTATTTAATCCAGTTATAATTGAAGTACGTGTACCCCCTGTAACAGAATACAATGTACCATTAGTAACAGCATACATATTATTATTATATACATGTAAACCTTGACCTACAGCAGGAAGTGCTGGGGTCACTGTGTAAGATTGTTTACCAGGTCTTTTAACAGCATAAACTTTTCCTGCTACAGTTTCTTTGTAACAGTTAACCATCTTAGCATCTTTAGCAACATCATCTGTCCTAAAGTTTAATGGTACAGCTAATGGAATGTCTGCTTTAGGCACTATCTAAATCCTTTATTCATACCCATGCGGATATCAGGTACAAAGTACACTGATGCATTTTCTACATCCCAGTCTTCTACTTCATCTTTAAAAAACTTAGCCTTAGCATCAATGTATGCACGCTCTTGTAATGTTTTATCATACGTGCTAGATAACTCTGCCATCAAAGCCCACTTAAGAGCTAGGAACCACTCACTAGGAAAGTCAAAGTTATCAGTAGCAGTTACCATAGTCATTAAAGGACGTTGTACTACAATGATAAGGTCGTAGTTAGTAGCTGTACTACTATCAGGAGTAAGGTATACGTTAAGCTCACCATAAGTAGCTTTAGGGTTATAAAAATAACTATTAATAAGTCCAGGTGATGTTTTACTACCTAACATGTTATACTCTTGACGAGAAAGAGCTTGCATAGGAATGTCTACGTTAGGTGTAACAGAAACGTTACGTAGAAAGCCTTGAACCACTTTTAAAGGTCTATCTGATATGATGCTATTAGAACTATCTGTTCCGATGGTATAGAGCGTTTGTGAAGCAACTAGAGGTATTGTAAGGTTATCTATAGTCCATAGTTTAATACCAACAGCTTGCCAACTTTTAATAATAAGGTTTAAAGCAAAAGAAGCTTTAGAAACAGCAGTAGCTGAGGGTGTTGCTCCCTCTTCTAATACAGATAAATCTTGTAAAGCAGCATTAATAATCTGGTCACGAGTGACTACTAAGTTTGTTACACCTGATGTACTCATTGTGTATTCCCATTGTATTTCATTGATATAAATTTAGACAGTATAGCTGCACCACCTACTACACCTAAGTATACAGCCCAAATATCTGCAGATGGATTTGGTATCATAATAAACTTAACAGTACCTGCAAGGTATGCAATGTTACACCATAACTTAGAATGGCTAACCTTACCTTCTACATTAGTAATGATGTCTTCTATAATCATTTCTTACCTGTTAAAAAGAAATAAAATAATGTACAAGCCCCAGCAACAGCCACCATCCATCTAGCTGCTCCACCAATCCAAGCTAAAGCTTTTAAAGCACCCTTAGCATCTTGCCATGCAGATAAAAGTTCAGAGGTATCTTTTTTAATGTCTAGTAAATCTTTTTTAAGACTATCAACCTCTTGCTTTAACTCAGTCATTGTTGTCATTTTAAAAACCTAATACGTAAATTAAAACCAGAATAAAAA